TCCTTTCCAAAGATGCAGAAAAGCTCCGCGAGTTTTTCGCAGAGCGTCAGGAACCGGCTGCGCTTGAAAAAACTTCAAGCGCAAGCTAAAAATTTTTGTCGTGTGCTTGACATACGGGTGTCGTAATGCATGGAAGTTGAAACGGATGCCCAATTCTGCGTTGATAACTTTTGAAGGGTACTTCATAGAATCCGTTCCCATAAATTCACCATTCTCTTTCACGCATACCATTTTTATTTCTTCCAGTGGAACTTCTACACCAGCGGTCTTGTCCATTTGGATGATACGTTGAACTCTTCGATTATTTTTCGTAAGTTCTTCCTTAATATAAGAACGTACATAATATTCGGCATAATTGACTTCGTTTTCTTCCTGCCATTCTTTGTAATCCAATAAAGCGTTGATTAAGGTATCGCCTATTTGAATCGTTCTGTATGAGCTTTTGGTTTTGCATGCTCCAAGATACCATTTTGTTTTGTTCTTTCCTTTGATTCCTCTGGCATCTTTTTCTTTTTTGGAATTGTAATCAAACTTTTTCACAATCTTGTTGACTGTTAAAGTCTTTTTCTCAAAATCAATGTCATTCCAAGTAAGGCCATAGACTTCTGAAATTCGTAGTCCGGTATAATAAGCAATCATAATCGCATAATATTGATATGGGGAGCGTTTAAGTCTATCTAATATAGTAGATACGTCTTTTGGTGATAAAATAATCATTTCTTCCTCAGAGACATCCATATTCGGTAGCTTGATGTCTTCTGCTGGATCTGAGCCAATCAGTTTCGCAGTTTTTCTGGCATAACTGAATCCCTGCTTTAAAACCTTAATTATTGTTTTCAAATAACCTTTGGAAAAACCATTTATGACATACATTGAATTTACAAATTCCTGCAATGTAATTGTGTCTATTGATTTAAGTCTGTAAAATCCCAGTTTTGGTTTGACGTGATTATTCACAATCACATTGTAACCATGTGTGGTATTGTCTGAAAGGTTGACTTCACAATGATTTTTTAACCAGTAATCAAAGAAGTCTGCCACCGATATTTCACTGGGTTCAAATGTTTTTCCGGAATTGTTGTATTCAGCGAGGGCAGCAGTACCAGCTTCCAATGCTTCTGCTTTGGTTTTGAAACCGGATTTACTGACTTGTTTTCGTTTTCCACCAATGGCGGCAGCTTCAAATCGGTATTCCCAATTAGGTTTTTTTGTTTTTCCATCTTTGTCGAGTTTACCTAAATTTCGATTTCTCGCAGTTACTTGAGCCATAATTATCCTCCTTTCGTGTGCAAGTGTGCAAGATGTGCAAGATGTTCTACTACTATATATATTTTTATATTTACACCTTTTTATAGATAAATTTTAAAATATATAAAAGTAAGAATTGTGCATGCACATCTTGCACACACCTTTTAAACCATTGATTTTACTAGGTTTTATGCTGTGCAAGATTGTGCTAGTTGTGCAAGTTTGTCTATTGTTAAGAAGTCAAAGCCACTGATTTGAGTACAAATGTTCGGTGTCTTAAATAAAAAATATGCTATCACAATGTTCTTGTAATAGCTTGGTATCTTAGAATTGACATGTATCAATTTTTTATCATTTGTATTGTTTGAGTATCCAGCGATTTGATGTCCGAGGTTTTCTTCGATGATTAGAGTATTTTTTTCTTTGGCAATCTTATAAGCATCGTGATTTATATATTTTCTCGGTTGTGTAATAAGATTTGCAAATTGTTTCATTGATTTTCCTCTTTTCTGGATTATTTTTTAGCAAGCATTTTTCCCATTTTCAATGAGTTTTCGATGCTATTGATTAGAATTTCTTTGGATTCAGCATCCAATTTCACACCATCAATGGTAAGCTCTTCATTTTCATTAGATAATTGGTTGATTAGATTTCTAAGAGTAGTAGCTACATCAGCATCATCTTTTTCTGCATTGGTAGAATCCGAAGTTCCGGTCAAATATTCTACTGATACGCTAAAATAGTCAGCGAGAATTTGAATTTTCTCAAAGGGTGGCATAACTTTGTTGGTTTCATATGCGGAGATATTTGCTCTACTCACGTCTAGTAATTTGGCCAAATCTAATTGGTTTATTTTTCGTTCCTTTCTCAATAACTTTAATCTTTTGTGAAATTCACTACTCATACTGACACCTCCCTTATTTATATATTTATATTCTAATTTGATTGTAGCAATTAAGAATTGCCTTGTCAATATAATGAAATAAGTAAGAAATAAAAAATAATTAAAAAAGCAATTAAAAATTGCTTTACAAAATATGAATTGCAAGTTATAATTGCATTATAGTTATTATTTTAATATAATTTTTACGAAAGGAGGAATGAAAGTTGCCAGATTTAAAAGCTATGCGAGAAGCAAAAGGAATCACGCAGGAACAGTTGGCTGACAAGGTTGGAGTGACTAGACAAGCGATTGGTATGATTGAAAATGGAATCAATAAACCATCAGTTCCGGTTGCGAAGTCAATTGCTCAAGTATTGGAATTTGATTGGGCTTTATTTTATGAAAGCTAATCAAATTTTTTTGCAGTAAAAAGCAATTTAAAATTGACGAAAGGAAGTGAGAATTGATTTGGAAGATGTTCTATATACAGTAGCGGAAGTTGCGACTTTACTAAAGACGAATGAAAACTATGTATATAAGTTGATTAAGGCTAAATTGCTTCCCTGCTTAATATTAGGCAGATACAAAGTAAGACGGCAGGCATTATTGAAGTTTTTGGAAGATTATGAAGGTAAAAATTTAACAGAACCAGAAAATGTGAAGGAGATTGATTATGACAAAGATTAGTTATGAAGTAGTTAAAAAAGAAAATGGAAAAGAAGAAGCAAAGATGCAGCTTGAAGGAAATGGTGCTGATTTACTGAAAGGGTTTTGCAGAATTGCTGTTAAATTGAAAAATCAATTGGATATTGACACCAACAAAGAATTTTTGGATTTGATTGATGGTGGAATGAATGTGATGCAGTTGGAAGATAAATTTAACGACAAAGATTTGAGTCCACTGGAATTGCTGAAAGAATTATCAAAGATGATAGAAAACGAGAAAAAACATGATTGATGAAATCTGGAAGCCAGTGAAAGGTTATGAAGGATTGTATGAAGTTTCCAGTGCAGGAAGAGTTAGACGTGAAGAATTACTTACATTTTGGGAGCACAACGGAAAGCAACCTTATTATATGGTAGGACTTTCCCGAAATGGAAAAGTCAAAAAGCATTTGGTTCACAGATTAGTTGCAGAAGCATTTATTCCTAATCCAGATAAATTACCACAAGTGAATCACAAAGATGGAAACGTACACAACAATTCAGTTGAGAATTTGGAGTGGATAAGTAATGCAGGAAACACTAAACATGCTTATGAGAATTATCTAAGAAAAAAACATGTTCGCTGGGTATATGACGGAGAAAAATACATTACGCTTAGAAGTTTGTGTTTTAAGCTAGGTTTGAATTACAAAAAAGTACATTACAGAATCAACAGCTTAGGATGGGATTTCCAAAGAGCCATTGATTATAAAGGAGGTGGTCGATATGTCGAGTGTAAAACTTTACCCACATCAGCAAAATGCGTTGGATGATACAAAAGAGTGTAATAGGGTAGCTTATTACCTCGATATGTAACGGGTCTCGGCAAGACTTTTGTTGGTAGCGAGAAGATGATTCAATTAGGTTGCAGAATCAATTTGCTGGTGTGCCAGAACTCTAAAATTGACGACTGGAAAGAACACTTTGAAAAGTATTACACCCACATTGTATTTGTGCTGAGAAATCCAAAAGAACTCAAAATGTTTCTACATGCGAATAAATATCAAGGATACAAGTGCATTGGCATTGTGAACTATGAGCTTGCATGGAGAAGAAAAGAGTTGTTGCAGCTGCGTGATTTTACATTGATGCTGGATGAAAGCTCTTTGATTCAAAGCAGTAAAGCAAAGCAGACCAAATTTATTATGAAGATGCAACCAAAGAATGTAATCCTGCTGAGTGGTACACCTACAAGCGGAAAATACGAAAATCTTTGGACACAAATGAGTTTACTTGGTTACAACATCACTGAGGATTTGTATTTGAAGCAGTACGTGAATTTTAAGACAGTGCGGTTCGGTGGAATGATACGAAAAACCATTGACAGTGACAATCCCTATAAGAATGTGGAGCGTTTGAAGTCAAAGATGCGGCAAAATGGTGCAGTATTTATGAAAACTGAGGAATGTTTTGAGCTACCGGAGCAGAATTTTATTCCGGTGCATGTTCCGAAGTCAAAGGATTATGTGAAGTTTGTCACAGACGATTATGTGATGTTGAAAGACGGAACGGAACTCATTGGGGATACCGGATTAACAAAGAGATTGCGAAAAAGACAACTCTGTGGACAGTACAGTGAATCAAAGTTGCAGGCATTTGAAGATTTGGTTAGTTCTACACAAGACAGATTGATAGTTTTCTACAACTTCAATGAAGAGATGTATAAAATGGAGCAAATCTGTAAGCAGTTGGGAAGGCCAGTGGGTGTAATCAATGGAGAACGTAAAGACCAAGACATGTTTGAAAAACATTCTGATTGCGTTTTGCTTTGCCAGTATCAAGCAGCATCAATGGGATTGAACCTGCAAAAAGCCAACAAGATTATTTATTTTACTTTGCCGGAACGTAGCGAGTTATTTGAGCAATCAAAGAAGCGTATTCACAGAATCGGACAAGAGAAGAAGTGCTTCTACTATGTAATGATGTGCAAAGGTTCGGTAGAAGAAGAGATTTATGATTGTTTATTGCAGAGAAAGGATTATACAGATGCATTGTTTGATTAAAATTGCAGCTTCATTTGTATTGTGTTTGATGTTCAGTTTACCAGTGAATGCAGATAAGACGGATGTTCTTGAAAAACCTACGTTGATGCGTGTGACTTGCTACACGTGGACTGGTAATCCAACAGCAAGTGGTTGTTATCCCTATGAGGGAATAGTGGCAGGAAAACGTGAATGGTTGGGTTGTGTGGCGATTATTTATGACGTTGATATGAATTATATTGGCACGTTTGAGTTTCGAGATACCGGAGCTGGAATGGATACAGACGGAGATGGTATTGGTGATTCAATAAGAAACGGAACGTCAATTGACGTGTATAGAGATACTCTTGCAGGGTGCTATGACTGGATAGGGGAGTATGGAGATTATTGTTACGTTCAGATTATAGAAACGGAGGGATGAAATGAAGAAAGAATTGACATCAGAATTGTGTGAACTGTTGTTGCAGAAGAAGGAACTTGAAATCAGAGAAAAGGTCTTAAAGGATTTGATTAAGGAAGACATGGAAACTTGCAATCAAGCAAAATATGAAGATGAATGTTTGAAAATTGCGTATATTCCGGAAAGTGAATCGAAAACTTTTGACACAAAGCAGTTCCAGAAAGAGAATCCGGAAGCATACAAAATGTTTTTGAAAACCACAAAGAGGTCTGCATATTTGAAAGTGAGTATCGTGTAATGGCGGCAGAGAAGAATTTTGAGAACAGAATTAAGAAATACCTCAAGGACAATGGAGCGTGGTTTCTGAAATACTGGGCAGGTGCAGCTTATACGAAATCTGGAATACCGGATATATTGGCTTGCGTGAATGGATGGTTTGTTGCTATTGAAGTGAAAGCCAGTAATGGTAAGCCTAGTGAGTTGCAGCTCTACAATTTGCGTGAGATTGAAAAAGCTGGTGGATTGGCATTTTTATTGTATCCAGAACAATGGGATGATTTTAAGAAGTTTATTGATTTGTTGAACAATGATTTTGTGGTTGCCAATGTTGACGGACTTTATGAACGAATAAAAGGATGGTGATGCAATGGGATTTGATTGGAGAAAAGTACCACCAATACCACCAATTACACCCGATATTACAAAATTATTAAGAGAATTTGGTGATGAAGCGTGGCTTCCAAAGAAACCACCTTGGACAACGGAATATAAGAGACCAGATAAACCAAAACAACCACAATATAAATGTGAGAAAACCCGATTTAGTCACAGCTCAGTTGAATTGTATGAGACATGTCCTTTTAAGTTTAAATTCCGGTACATGGATGAAAAGACTGCTTTAATGGATTATTCTGCGACAAATCCTTTGATATGTGGAACGTGCGTACATCATGGAATTGAAATGGATGCATCGAGTGCAATCAAAGAATATTTTATGAGTTATCCGGTAATTGAGGATGCACACATCACAGAAGCAATCAAAATGGAAATCTTAATCAACAAGGTTAAAAACTTGCTCAAAGGTGAAAAAGTAATCTATGAGTATATGATTTCCACAAAAGACTTTATGGGATTTATAGATTTGTTGCAATTGGTTGAAGTGAAACCGGATGGAACAAAAATCTATGACATGTACGATTTTAAGTATAGCAATAATAAAGAACATTATTTGAAGTCAAGACAGTTGCACGTTTATAAAGTGATTTTTGAACAGACTACCGGACATCAAATAAGGAATTTGGGATTTATATTTATCCCCAAAAACAATTCCAGACAAAGAAAAAATGAATCGCTGGTGCAGTTTAGAAGAAGAGTGCAATCAGAATGTGATGCACTTGAGCCAGAGATTGAATATGTGAAGTTCAATGAAGATAAAGTTTATGAGTATTACGAACTCATTGCCAAAATTATGGCTGACAGAAATTTCAACAAGAAGCCTAGCAGATTATGCGACTTCTGTGAAATAAAAGATTATTGTGAGAAAGGAGTAGATTATATGGTATTACCTAGTAATCAACGAAGAGAAGTTGGCAAGGCCAACAAACGAAAAATTTGGATTTATGGAGCAGCGTTTTCCGGTAAAACGACAATGCTGGATGATGCACCAGATCCATTGAATCTGAACACTGACGGAAACATTGAATTTGTGACAATGCCTTATTTGGCAATCAAAGACGTTGTGACTGTCGAAGGAAGAATCACGAAGCGTAAGTTTGCGTGGGAAGTCTTTAAAGAGACAATTGAAGAGCTGGAAAAGAAGCAGAATGATTTCAAAACAATCATTGTGGACTTGCTGGAAGATACACGTGAGATGTGTAGAATTTACAAATATGATGAATTGGGTATCCAGCATGAAAGTGATTCCGGTTTCGGTAAAGGCTGGGATATTATTAAAACGGAATATCTGAGCGTAATGAGAAGATTTTTTAACTTGGATTATGAGAATTTGGTGGTGATTAGCCATGAGGACATCAGTAAAGACATTACTAAGAAAAACGGTCAGAATATTACGAGGATTGCACCTAATATTCAAGATGCCATTGCGAACAAAATTGCTGGTATGGTGGACATTGTTGCTAGGGTAGTCGTTGAGGATGATGGTACAAGAACATTGAATTTTAAATCCAATGAGGTTGTATTTGGTGGCGGCAGATTGAAAGGTGTCACAGAAACCACAATTCCATTGAGCTGGGATGCTTTGATGCAGGTTTATGACAATGCTGCTGGGAGTAAAAATGGGAGTGAAACTGCTGGAACTAGACGGAGTGAATCTGGAAGAAGCAAGAGAAAGTCTGAGGAAGTACCAAGCGATAATGATTCCGAAGCAGAGCAAATTCCTGCAACGTCTGACAGCGGAGCAGATAAGGAAACTCCTGCTGAGCCAGTAGAAGAAGCACATGCTCCGGAAGAAAAGCCGGAACGTAAACGTAGAGAAAGGAAGGTAAGAGAATAGTGCAGAAAATCATTGAAGAATTAAAGAAAAGAGGTTTTGTTGAAACCTTACAGCGTGGCATTGATGTGTGTTCCAAAATGGGTGAAGCTAATGAGAAAGCACAATTGCACGCAAGCAAAAAGACGTTGGAAAACTACATTCATGGTTTGGAAATGGATGATGAACTCTTAGATAATTTTTTGAATTTTGCTACGGATTTAGCAACAGAAGCTATTATCAAAGAGCTGGATTTAAAACCGAACAAAGAATATGAAGTAAGTAAATCAGAAGAATTGATTTTTGAATTAACAAAATTAGTAAAAAATTTAATGGAGGACAAATAAAATGAGTACAATTTTTGACAAGTGGAACAAGAACATTGATGGAGAAGCATTGAAGAAAGACGTGAAAGAAGCAGCAGAAAATGGTGGTAACTATGAGGAAGTACCTTATGGAACTTATGAGGTCAAAGTTGACAAAATGGAACTGAAAGAATGTGGTTCAGAGAAGCATAAAGGTGAGCCGATGATTAGTATTTGGTTCAAGATTATCAATGGAGATAAGAAGGGCAGCTTAATCTTTATGAATCAGTTGCTTACGCAGGGATTCCAGATTCACATTGTAAATGAGCTTTTAAGAAGCATGGATACCGGAGTTGATGTTGAGTTCGATGGTAATTATGAACATTATAATAACACCATTTTGGATGTGTTTGAAGCATGCCAGAGCTTGGAGTTTGTGCTGAAATACAGTGAATCCAAGAAGGGTTATCCGGTATTTAAAATTGAAGATGTCTTTGAAGTCTAAAATTTTTTAGGCTGAAAAGCAATTTAAAAATGACTAGGGGTTGTTATAATTGCAATCCCTAGTTGAATTTAGATTGGAGGAATGATATGAGAAAAGATTTTGATGCATTTAAAGAGCAATGGGATGAAGTTTGCAGACGTTTAAAGAACAGCAAATATGATTTGAACAAAATCAAGTTGATTGTTGAGCGAGATTCATATTTAGCACCATATATCAATGGAAGAAGTGGTATGGAATGGGTAAAACAGCAGAACGATTGAAAGGTTATCAAACACAAATGAGCATCTATGCTGAACAGCATCAAATAATATTGGCAAGTGATGTACTGGATATGATTGAGCAGTTGCAGGATGATTTGAAAGATGATGTGAAAAAGGTTGTGGAAGAGTTGGCTTGTAATTCTCGCTTTATAGATGACATTAACGAACATAATGTTAAATGTATCAGTTGTGTTATCGGTCAAAAAACAGCAATCGACATAGTGAAAAGGGGTGGTATGAAATGAAAATTGATTTAGAAAAAATGAATGGGATATTGCACGCAAACGGAATGACATATTCGGAATTTCAACAAATGGAATCATTGGGAAAAGCGTGGTTTGTAGGTGAAAGATTGGTGTTAAAGGCGAGCAAGCCGGAAAACGGAAAGGCGGTGAATGAGCATGACGGAGAATGAAAGATTGACATACAGAGGAGACACACCAAACATTGCATATTCTGATTATACAACAAGGGAGATAATCAACAAACTTGCCGAATACGAAAATGCCGAGGAACAAGGGTTGCTTTTAAGACCAAAATGCAGACTTGGAGATATTATATATGCATTATGGAGCGTTCCGACAAAATCAAAGTATGTGGTATATCCAGCAGAAGTAAAAGAAATCAATTTATCTTCTACCAATGCAAGAAAAATGCTTATGTATAAACTTGAACCTATTGCTTTTCGTGGGAGATATAACAAGTATTATGATGATGATTTTGGGAAGTTGGTGTTTATGACGGAAGAAGAAGCAGAGCAGGCATTGGAAGCTATGAAAGGCGGTGCGGAATGAAAAAGAGAACACGAATAAAAACATGTAATCCTTTAAAGGGTAAAAGATTATTTACTGATTTTGGCGGTATTGGATATTACAAGGTTCTAAAAATTTATGATTGGAAAGAATATTGTGCTAACGCAGTAACACCGAGCGGAAGTCATTGGTTTGGGCGTTCTATGGCAAAAATCAAGACGGAACGTGGAGTTGTTATGAAAATTCCATTTATTGAATTGGCTATGCGTTCTGTATATGCGGATAGCGGAGAAAAAGCTTTGAAATAGCGAGGTGTAATGTGGAAAAAATATATGGAATTTACAACAGACAGAGAAAAGAGTTTCAGTTTGGAATCAAAGAACCGAGTAAACGAAAAGCAAGGCAGAGATTGTTTGACAAAATAGGAAACGATGCAAGGAAATGGAGATTTGAAGTCAAGCAGATGAAAGGAAACAAGTAAATGGTCTTTTACGATTTTGAGGTCTTTGCGTATGATTGGCTGGTTGTGATACTGGACATGGATGCTCAAAAAGAGCATGTGATTGTGAACGATGAAGAACGGATGCGTGACTTCTATGAGCTACACAAAGATGATATTTGGGTTGGATTTAACTCTAGGCACTACGACCAGTATATACTCAAGAGCATCTTACTTGGGTTATCTCCGAAGCAGTGTAACGATTGGATAATTGTGAAAGAAAGACCGGGGTGGAGCTTTTCGAGTATGTTCCACAAGATTCCTTTGAACAATTATGATGTGATGCAGGGTGTAGATAGAGGTTTGAAGGTCTTTGAAGGTTTTATGGGCAACGACATTCGAGAGAGCAGCGTTCCCTTTAATATTCGGAGAAAGCTTACAGAAGAAGAAATACAAGAAACAATCAAATACTGCCGACATGACGTAGAGCAGACAGTTGAAGTGTTCATGGAACGTCAGAGCGATTTTGAAGCTCAAATGGGATTGCTGAAAATGTTTAAGTTGCCACTGAGCTATATATCCAAAACAAAGGTTGGATTGGCTGCAACAATTCTGGAAGCAAAGAAACGCACTTATTACGATGAATTTGAAATCAGCTTTCCAAAAACAATGCGAATCAATAAGTATGCGGATGTCGTTTGGTGGTATGAAGATAAAAACAATAGGGATTATGACAAATCACTGCACATTGACATTGCTGCTGTACCACATGATTTTGGCTGGGGTGGAGTGCATGGTGCAAGGGAAAAATATTATGGTGAAGGTTTGTATCTGATGATGGATGTTGCGAGCCTATATCCTAGTTTGATGATTCTCTATAATTTGTTATCCCGAAGCTGCAATCCGGAGAAGTTTAAATACATTGTTGAACAGCGTTTGAAGTATAAAAAGGAGAAAAACCCATTGCAAGCACCATTGAAAATTGTAATTAACGGAACGTATGGAGCAAGTAAAGACAAGAACAATCCACTGTATGACCCTTTGATGGCAAATAACGTGTGTATCTTTGGACAGTTATTGTTATTGGATTTAATTGAACAGTTAGAACCCTACTGTGAGCTTATTCAAAGCAATACGGATGGTATTTTGATTAAAATGCCGGCAGGTTATGACGAGGATGAATGGTATTCACTGATTGACGATGTAGCTTACGAATGGGAAAAGAGAACTGGATTGGTGCTGGAATTTGATGAATACAGAAAAGTGTTCCAGAAGGATGTCAATAATTATGTGATTGTGGATGCAGATGGAAATATGAAGTCCAAAGGAGCTTATGTGAAGAAGCTTTCAAGATTGGATTATGACTTGGCAATAGTCAACAAAGCTATGATTGATTTTATGCTGCATGGTAAATCAGTAAGACAGACGATTATGGAATGTGATGATTTGCGAGAGTTCCAGATGATTAAGAAGATTTCCGGAAAATACAAGTGCATTCTGCATGGTGTGACTTACAGACAAGAAAGAAGTGTCAAGACCGGAAGGCCATTGAAAAAATTACGCATGGATCTGAGCGAAGCAAAAGAATTGAAAGAAAAAACAATCAGAGTGTTTGCAAGCAAGAATCCAGATGGTGGATTGGTTAAGTTACATGGCAAAACTGGTAAATATGCCAAAATCGAAAATACTCCGGAGAACTGTTTTATATTCAATGGGGATGTGAATGGGTATCCAGTTCCCAGTATGTTGGATAAGCAGTGGTATATTGATTTGGCATATAAGAGATTAAAAGATTTTGGAATAGTATAAGGAGGAATAAACATGAAAGAGATAACGAGAATTATAACCGCACAAATTACAGTTATCAGCAAGATGTCTGATGATGAAGCAGATTTATTTATTAGTCACAAAGAAGATGCAAAAGAACTTCTTGAAAACTCTTTGAAAGAAGAATGTAACGCTGACGATGTGATTGTTGAGATAAAAGATTTCGTAATGGATAAGTAAAGGAGCTTGAAAAATGGATTTATACAAAGGTTATGTCGTGACGAAAAATAAAAAATCCATTGACAAAATACAAGGTGTAAAAAAGTATAAGTCGTTGGAGCAGGTAATTGATTTGCCGGAATACGCTGGAGTATTGAGTGATGATGTGATTGTAATAGACATTGACGATATGGAGCAGTCAGAAATCTTAATGAACATCATTGAAGATTTACAACTTGATTGTAGAGTGTATGTTACGAAAAGAGGTAGGCATTTTGTATTCAAGAACTCTGGTGTTGACAGTTGTGCTACCGGTAAGAAGTTAGCAATTGGATTGACTGCTGACATCAAAGTTGGTGGAAAGAACACTTACGAGGTCGTTAAGATTGATGGAAAAGATAGATTCATTGAATGGGATGCTGAGGGTGAATACTCAGAGCTTCCAAAATGGTTGCATCCGGTAAACAGCAGCCAAAACTTTTTGGAAATGGAAGAAGGTGAGGGAAGAAATAGTAGTCTTTACAGTTACATTCTGAACCTTACCAACGCTGGTTTCAGTAAGCAGGAAAGCAGAAAATGTATTGAGTTGATAAATAAATACGTTCTTGCAGAACCATTGTCTGAGAGTGAACTGGATGTGATTTTAAGAGATGAAGCATTTCCGGAAGATATATTTTTCAACGGAAGAACATTCCTACACAACAATTTTGCGACATTCATAAAGAATAACGACAACATTAAACGCATCAACGGAGTGCTGCACGTATATCGTGATGGTGTCTATGTTGCGGGGAAACGTGAAATCGAACAGAACATGATTAAGCACATCCCTACACTGAAAGATGCTCAACGTACAGAAGTTATGAAGTATCTGGAGATATTGTGTACGGAAAACCACAAGATTAGCAATGCGAATCTCATTGCGTTCAACAATGGTATTTATGATTTGATGAATGATAAGTTATTGGATTTTAGTCCGGACATTATTATTACCAACAAGATTCCTTGGGATTACAACAGAAACGCATACAGTGAGCTTCTGGATAAAACTCTTAATAAAATGGCCTGCAACGATGGAGCAATCAGAATGTTGCTGGAAGAATCAATGGGTTATTGTTTTTATCGAAGAAACGAGTTGAGTAAGGCATTCTTTTTAACTGGTGAGGGTGCAAATGGTAAATCTACGTTTCTGGACATCATTAAGAATGTACTTGGCAAATCAAATACATCTTCACTGGATCTGAACGAACTGGACGAGAAGTTCTCTCCGGCAACCATGATGGGTAAACTTGCGAATGTGGCTGATGATATATCGGATGAATTTTTGCAAGGCAGAGCAATGGCAAACTTAAAGAAGATTGTTTCCGGTAACGAAATCAAAGCAGAATTTAAAGGGCAGGATGTGTTTTTCTTTGAACCCTATATAAAGTTATTTGTATCTGCAAACAATCTGCCTAGGACAAAATCACAAGGTTTTGCGGCATTGAAACGTAGGCTTGTAATTATCCCTTTTAACGCACGATTCACAAAAGACGACCCAGACTACGACCCTTACATCACATGGAAATTGCGACAGCAGGATTGTATGGAATATATGATTCAGTTGGGGTTGGAGGGATTGAAACGTGTATTAGATGTAAATGGTTTCACAGAAAGTGAAAAAGTGCAAAAAGAACTGGAAGAATATGAACTTCAAAATAATCCTATACTTGCGTTTCTGCAAGAGAATGACAAATTGGACATCATAAATCGAGAGACAAAAGAAGTTCATCGACAATATAAATGCTGGTGTGCTGAAAATGGATTCATGGAAATGACGTTATCGAATTTCTCAAAAGAGTTAAATAAGCGTTTAGGATTGTCAGTAAAACGTGTCAGATTGGATGGAAAACAAGTTGGAATTTACGTGGATTAGTGTGCAAGATGTGTGCAAGATGTGAGTAAGATGAGTAAGATGTGCAAGATACTTTTTGAGTTTTATAAGAAAATTGCGGAAAGACATAATTGCTTTTTTAGCTTTTATCTTGCACACTTGCACAATCTTGCACAGCTGAAACCCTTGATTTTACTGGCTTGTGCGAGGTGAGTAAGATGTGCATGCACATTTCTTACTTTTATATAAATAAGAAAAATCATATAAATATATAAAAAATAAAGAATATAGAAAGTATCTTGCACATCTTGCACACTTGCACAGAGGTTATTTTTGAAAGGAGAATCACATGAGAGATGCAAAAAAATTTTTAGATGAAATTTTTAAATTGAATATCAGAATAAATGCGAAGCAAAAAGAGATTGATATTCTGAATAGCTTATTATACAAACTGAATCAAGAATTGTCTGCTGACAGAATTAAAAGTTCCGGAGACCAAGACCCCATAGGTAACACCATTGCTAAACTCATTGATGCGAGAACAGAAATCAACAATATGATTGACGAATACGTTGATAAACTCGCAGAAGTACGAGTAGTCATTGAGCAGGTTGAGGATGTCAAAGAATATGACCTGCTGCACAAACATTATATCGAAAATATGAACTGGGCAGAGATAGCAGACGAATGGGGTCAGAGTTACACATGGGTTCACGAAATCAAAAACAATGCCATTGCTTCCGTACAAAAAATTTTAGATAAAGTGGCAATTTAAAATATATTTATGCAATTTATACTTGCTTTATATACTCACTATGTTATACTAAAAGAGTAGTAAAGCAAGTATAAATTTATTTTAAGGGGATGTTGAGAAATGGAAATAGTTTATAAAAATGGATTGTATATTGTGATGAGTGACGGAAAAGAAATCTATTACGGAACATATAAGCAATGTAAGACATTTTTAGAAAAGGCGGGGAAATAATATGAAAATTGAAATTGTGAAAATGGAGTTCTTTGGATATAGCTTGATAGTCGATGGTGAGGTTTTGATGGAGTGCTTGACTGAGAAAGATGTCAATGAACTGACAATTGGAGAGATTAAGGAGTTGGAGAGAGCGTAAAGCTCTCTTTTTTCATGCAAGAAACAATGTCAGAAAGAATGCGTTACGTTTATAGAAGTTTATAGTGTAAGTGTGATATAGTGTATATGTCAAATGATGCAGAAGAGCAGGACATCCGAAGTGGGTGTCCTTTTTTCATGTGAAAATGGAGGTTAGAGCATGAAGATAATCGAAATGGAAATTGGCAAGATTAAGCCATATGAAAAGAATCCAAGAAAAAATGATGCCAGCGTTCCTAAGCTGATGAAAAGTATTCAAGAGTTCGGTTTCAAAGTGCCGATTGTTGTGGATAAAAACAATGTGATTGTGACCGGACATACAAGATACAAGGCTGCAATTAAGCTGGGTTTAGATGTCGTTCCGTGTATTATTGCAAATGACTTGACAGATAAGCAGATTAAGGCATACAGATTAGCTGATAATAAGGTCAGTGAGTTCTCTGTGTGGGATTATGATTTGCTGGGAGAAGAACTCGGTGAGCTTTCCGATGATTTTGACATGGGAGAACTCGGTTTTTCAATGGACATGGAAGAATTGCAGCAGGATTGGGATGAAGAGGAAGAACCGGAAGAGAAGCCGAAAAAAGAAAAAGGATATGCAATTTGCTATGAACTGACTTTCAACAATGAGCAGGAGCAGGAAGAATGGTATGAGTTCTTAGGTATTTTGAAGCGTAAATATCCGGATGTGGATACCATTGCAGAACGTGTGCTAATTGCAGTGAGGGATTGGTTAGATGGAAACGAATAAGAAAAAGATATACATTGACGAAGATGTATATGTCATGGCAAAGAAGCGTATCAGACACGTTATCAACACCTTTGATACAGTGCTGGTTGCATTCAGTGGTGGTAAAGACAGTTTATGTACGTTGGAGCTGGTAGATGAAGTCTATAAGGAAATGGGCATCACTGAAAAAGTGAAAGTGTTCTTTCGTGATGAAGAACTGATTCCAGATGATGTCATTGACTTTGTAAAAGAGCAGGCAGAGTGCGGAAGATGGGATTTCAGATATTACGCAATTCCATTGCAGTCCAGCAAGTTTATTCTGGGCAACACATACGATTATGTTCAGTGGGATAAAGATAGACGTTGGTTAAGACAGCCACCGGAATATGCTATTACTCTTCCAGAGGGTGAATACAGAGTGTTCTCGCAGTACGATGCAGACGAATACATTTGCCAGAATGAAAAAGGCAGAGTTGCCATTATCACTGGAATCCGAGCAGACGAATCTCTGACACGTTTGCAATCGTGCTGCGTGAAACGTAATGAAAATTACATCAATGCGACACAGAGCAAACGTATTAAGCTGGTAAAGCCAATATACGATTGGACAGAACGTGATTTGTTCGTGTACTTCTGCAAGCACGATATTAAGTATTGCGACATATACGACCATCAAATGTGGAATGGCCAGCAGCTTCGTGTGGCAACTCCATTGCATGCAGAATGTTCAAAGCAGTTCGCAAAGCAGAAAACATTGTATCCGAAGTTCTACGAACAGCTCATTGATTTGTTCCCAGAGATGATTGTCCAGGGGATGTATTGGAAAGAGTACGATAGAACTGGAATCATATATGAATATGAGCATAGCTTTGACGGAATCAGACAATACATCAATGATGTTATCACTGATCCAGAACAAAATGCATTGGCTCATAAACGTGTTAAGAACGCAGAAACAATTCGTAACAACAAATTAAAAGAGGGTAGTGATAACTTTGGTGGTTATCCGGTATTGTATGTGTTCAAAGCAGTTCTTGCTGGACAGTACAAACGTGAGTTTATGCCAAAGAAAGTTCCTTCCCCAGAGGATATTGAATACGAAAATGAGGGTAGTGAAGATTAGTTTTCAAAAGGTGCAGCAGTATAAGAGTGCGGCAAAGAAAGAACGTGCATCGTTTGAAAATCCCAGTGCTGCTAGATGGTATGGAATATTCGATGACGATGTACTTGTCGCATTCTATTGCATAGTGCCAAAAGGCCAGAGTGCAAGGTTCAAGAGCAATTACACGATTCCAGAATATCGTGGTAAGGGATGCTTACAAAAGTTCATTGAACATGCAAAGGATTTGTGCCGGATGCATGGAATAAAAGAGCTTACTGCTTTCTGTACTCCGTTGTCTGTGAAATCCCATATTCGCAATGGTGGTGTGGTACAATCACAAAATAAAGACATTGCTTTTGTCAAGTATAAGTTGTAAAATAGTGGTAATATAGGAGAGTGCCACTATGAGAGAATACAAAGGCTTTACTGAAAAAGAGCGTTTAGCCAACTTATATCAAGTGAAAAAAGCAATAAAGAACGGAGAACTTGAGCATCCTTGTAAACTGCCTTGTGAGATGTGTGGGCAGGACAAAGGTATTCGTGAGTGGCATTGTGAGGATTATACTCCGGAGGTTGCGATGCAAAGTCTGCATTGTTTATGCTGGAGATGTCATAGAAACCATCATATTATCTATGCTGGAGAAGAACACAAAAAATACAAATCTGCAAAACTATATTTTGAAAAGGTTGCAGAAGGAATGATATTTAAACCAGTGTATATGAAACACTATACAAGGGAAATGGAGGAAGAACTCAATAAATGAGTTCTTTTTTATTTGGAGGTAATTTTATATGGACATTAAGGATATGCCTATCTCTAACGTGGAGTGGGTGGATGTAGAAAAGTTAAGTGCTAATGACTACAATCCCAATGTGGTTTTTAGCAAGGAAATGGAATTATTGAAATTTAGTCTCCTGCGACAAGGTTGGATTCAGCCGATACTTGTTACGCAGGATTTTGTAATTATTGACGGATTTCACAGAGCTAGTCTTTGCAAGGCAGACAAAGAGGTTGCTGCTATGACTGGTGGTAAAGTTCCGGTTGTGATTATGCAGCTCACAGAACCAGAGCGTATGCTTCTGACAATCCGTATTAACAGAGCAAAAGGTTCTCATATCGCAATCAAAATGAGTGATATTATCAAATCACTTGTAAACGACCATGGCTTTCCGGTAGCAGACATTTGCAAAGAGATTGGTGCTACGAAAGACGAAATCGAATTGCTTATGATGGAGAACGTATTCAAAAAGCATAATGTGAATAAAGAATCCAAATACTCAAAAGCATGGGTTCCCAATTTTAAGTAAGGAGGTGTAATCATGGCAGTTGAAGCTCCAAAAGGAAAAAAGTTTTTTGAAATGTCAAAGGAAGAACTTTCTGCGTGTGGAAAAGCTGGTGCAATTAAGTCAGCGGAAACAAGACGAAGAAAAAAAGCCATGAAAGATTCGTTGGATATATTGTTGAACATGCCTTTGAAGTCCGGAAAACAGTGTGATGTGGAAGCTGTAAAGAATTTTGCTAATTTGAAAGGCAAGAACATCACAGTTGAGCAGGCTATGCTTATTGCTCAGATACAGAAAGCACTCAAAGGAGATACGCAGGCACTTACATTCTTACGTGATACTTCCGGACAGAAACCGGAGGACAATTTGAATGTGGTAGGGCAGATTGATACAAGCAATCCATATGACGAGCTTACAGTCGAAGAATTAAAAGCACTGGCGAAGAAGTGTGAGGAAGATGCTGAATCTATTAGAGATTAAAAAGGCTTTAGCAAGAAAAGACTTTTTTGAATATTGTAAGCTCAAAGCACCAGATTTTTATATGGATAGCAGAGGATTCCTTGTGGATTTAGCACATACGCTGCAATCCTTCATGGAATCAGATAAAAAAATTATGGTGGTAAACATGCCACCACGACATGGGAAAAGTAGAACAGCCACATTGTTTGTTCAATGGTTGTTTGGAATCTATGGATCACACATAAAAGTTATGACTGGTTCATACAATGAAATCCTTTCCAGTACGTTTGCAAAGCAGGTGCGAGACACCATTGCTGAGAAACCTACGGAAGGGATTTTGTCGTATTGTGACATTTTTCCCAACACAATGATTAAACGTGGAGAAGCAAGTGCTTCAAAATGGGCATTGGAGGGTTCGGAGCAAACGAACTACCTTGCTACTGCTCCGACATCCACTGCAACCGGATTTGGTTGTAACGTGATGATAATTGACGACTTAATTAAATCCAGTGCGGAAGCATATAACGAAACGAATTTGCAGAAACAGATTGACTGGTTTTCAAATACAATGCTTTCACGAACTGAGAATGGATTCAAACTCATAATCATTATGACAAGATGGTGCAGCAATGATTTAGCTGGTTTCATTTTGGAAAACTATGAGGATGTGGTTCATATCAATTACAAAGCGGTGCAGGATGATGGCACAATGCTTTGTCCGGAGATATTAAGTCGTGAAGATTATGAGTTAAAAACACTGAACATGAACAAAGACATTGTTCTTGCAAACTATCAGCAAGAACCTTTGGACATGAAAGGTCGATTATATACTTCGTTTAAAACATACAGTGGCAAACTTCCAGAGTTTAAAGAGATTCGTAATTACACTGATACTGCGGATGAAGGTGCAGACTTTCATTGTAGCATCTGTTATGGGGTCACTTTTGACAATGAAGCGTATGTACTGGATGTTTTATATACAAAAGAATCAATGGAATATACAGAAGAGGAAACTGCTCGGATGCTTTACGAAATGAAAGTAAACAATGCGGACATCGAGTCCAACAATGGTGGGCGAGGGTTCGCAAGAGCAGTTACACGTATATTGCAGGAAAAGTATCATTGGAACAGATGCATTATCAATCCTTTTTATCAGTCGAGAAAAAAGGAATCCAGAATACTATCCAACGCAACGTGGGTGCAAAATCACATTTATTTTCCGGAGAATTGGAGAGATAAATGGCCAGAGTATTCATTGGCAATGATTAAGTACCAGCGTGAAGGTAAGAACGAACACGATGATGCACCAGATGCTACCACCGGAATCTGCGAAAAGATTGGTTTAGGTAGCACATACAGTTTTGATTAAATGAGCGTACCACGTGTGCCGCCACAATCATAACGTGGATTTAGGCACACACGCTCTTTTATAAACTTTGTTAAAAACATTCCGTAAGCAGAACGTAGGGATTGGATGAAGTGATGCTTCGGATAGTTTTTTATCGGGGGAGGGTATTCCATCCATACTCGACCCCGAAATTTTTATGATGTTAGCCACTTGGTTATGTTCACGTTCATTTGGTTGGAGTAATTACCATTCTGAATGTATAGTGAAAAACCTAACGGATGCATACGTGGTACTTCGGTCGGTGGTTTAAAGGCAGTCACGCATGACTGCCTTTTATAGCAGCTTAGAGCAGTATGGTAGCTCGCTGGTTTCATAATCCAGAGGTCATGGGTTCAAATCCCATAGCTGCGATTCAAATAATTAAAAGGTGGTGAAATAAGTGGCTATATTTGATTTTTTTGCAAGTGCTGCAAGAAAACTGAGTGGTTTTGTTACAAAAAACGTGACAGAAGGAATAGACGATAAATCTTTCTTGGAAATGGAGATTGCAAATTGGAAAGCTTCTTCACAGCGTAGAGAAGCAATCAATGGCTTTTTGTACTATGAGGGATACCACGACATTCTTTTTCAAAAAAGACTTGTTATTGGCAAGGGTGGAGAGCTTGTTGAAGTCAAAAACCTTCCGAACCGGAAAGACATTGACAATCAGTATGCAATTGCAGTGGACAAGAAAACCAATTACTTCTTAGGAAAACCCATTGCATTTGAGGGAGATAATAAGCAATACGTTGAACTGGTGCAAAGCATTTTTGATAAAAAAATGATGAAAAAGCTCAAAAATACAGCAAAGAAGTCGTTGAATGGTGCTATTGCGTGGATGTTTCCGTATTACGATGAAAAAGGAGAACTCAAGTTTAAAATATTCCCAGCTTATGAGATTCTTCCGTTCTGGAAAGACACTGAGCATGAAGAGTTGGATTATGCAATCAGATTGTATGAGGTTGTTGATTACAAAGGTAAAGACAAACAGATTGTTGAAAAGGTTGAGGTTTACAGATTAGATGGTGTATATCGTTATATCTTAAACTCTGGAAGTCTGCAAGCAGATACAGAAGCAGGAGAATACGAATCCTATATCAGTTTAAATGGCCTGCCATATAACTGGGATAGAATCCCTCTCATTGCGTTTAAGTACAATGATAATGAGATACCTTTAATCAGACGTGTAAAACCTTTGCAGGATGCTATCAACGAGCTTATGAGCATGTTCCACAATCACATGCTGGAAGATAGCAGAAATACAATTCTGGTTATTGAAAATTATGATGGGCAGGATTTAGGAGAGTTTAGACAGAATTTATCTCAGTATGGTGCGGTAAAAGTTCGTAGTGGAGATGGTGCAAGGGGTGGTGTTTCTACACTTACAGTAGAAGTGAACTCCGGAAACTATCAAGCAATTTTGGACTTGTTGAAGAACACGCTCATTGAAAATGCGAGGTCGTTTGATGGAAAGATGCTTAAATCCGGTACACCAAATCAGATGAATATTTTGAGCATGTATCAAGAAATTGACATTGATACAAATGAATTTGAAGCAGAATATCAAGCTGCTTTGGAAGAGTTGCTATATTTCATTAACATTCATTTGTCTTTGACCGGACAAGGTGATTTCTTTGAAGAAGAAATAAAAATCATCTTCAATAGGGATATGCTGATGAATGAATCAGAAATCATGGGTACTCTTACGAATGCAGGAGTTAAGATTTCCAACAGAACACTTCTTTCACAAGTTCCCTTCATTGATGATGTGGATGAAGAACTTGAGCAGATTAAGCAAGAGACTGAGGAATCAATGGAAATCTATCAAGAAGCATTTCCACAGCAAACACAGCAGCAAAACAATGGAGATGTAGAAGATGGCGAAGAAGAGTAGAGAATATTGGGAAGAGCGATTTGCAGCACTCGAAGAAGCTCAATCGAAAAGGGGTGCTGAATATTTTGCTGAACTCGAAAAGCAGTATAACAGAGCATCTGCAAGTGTTCAAAGAGATATTGAACGATGGTACACCAGATTTGCAGTCAATAATGAAATCACATTGCAGGAAGCCAGAAAACTACTCACTGGATCCGACCTTGAAGAATTTCATTGGAACGTAATGGAGTACATCGAAAAAGGCAGAACGCTCAATTATTCTACTCAATGGGCAAGACAGTTGGAAAACGCTTCTGCAAGAGTGCATGTATCCAGATTGGAAGCATTGAAATTGCAAATGCAGAATCACGTTGAAGTTCTTTATGGTAATGAGCTTGACGATTTTGCAGAGGAAATGAAAAAGATATACACAGAAGGTTACTATCATACAGCCTATGAAATCCAAAAAGGTTTTAACATTGGTTATGACTTAATGAGATTGGATACCAACAAGATTGAGAAAGTGATTTCAAGACCTTGGGCAGCAGATGGAAGTAATTTTTCAGATAGAATTTGGAAACAAAAATCACAGCTAGTTTCAGACCTTCACAATAATCTTACTCAAGCAATCATAAGGGGGCAGAATCCTCACGTTGTTACGGAAGCAATTGCAAGACGTTTCAATGTGAGTAAAGGGCAAGCAGGTCGGTTGGTAATGACTGAATCTGCTTTTTTCAATTCTGCTTCCAATTATGATTGTTATAAGGATTTGGGGGTTGAACAATATGAAATCCTTGCTACGTTGGACACGAAAACGTCAGATATTTGTAGAGCATTGGATGGCAAAGTCTTTGACATGAAAGATTATGCCGCTGGTGTTACTGCTCCACCATTTCACGTGTGGTGCAGAACAACCACAGTGCCTTATTTTGACGATGAATTTGAGTTGGATACTGAACGTGCTGCAAGAGACGAAAATGGTAAGACGTACTTTGTTCCGGCTGACATGAAGTATGAAGAATGGTATGAAATGTTTGTCGAAGGGGCAGAAAATGATTTGTCCGGTGGTGGTAATGGCATTGTATTAACTCCGGAAGAAGCGAAAAAGCAATTACAAGAAGCAAACACAATCATTGATAATTATACAGATTATGAATCTTCATGGTCTGGAAATGTGATTATAGATGATGACATGAAAGTAAAAGGAAAATTCGTGCGTAGAAGTGGAGATATTCAGTTACGCAGCGATTCTCCGACAAAGACAATGATACACGAACTTCTTCACAGCAGAACAATCTATGACAATGCTTCCGCTTTTCAACATTTGAAAAATGGTAAGTTGAATGAAGCTGCTGTGGAATTGTTTGCACAATGTATTTGCAAGGATAACGGAATTTCTTTCGTTTCTTCTTATGGTGTGCTGGTAAATTCATTACAAGAAATTGCATCTATGTTGGATTATGATGAAATGGATTTTGCGAAAAAACTATTTGAAATTCCATTCTCAGAGCGTTATGATTGGCTTGAGAGACAAGTTTATGATGCAGTGGATTCTGATGCACTTAGTGCATTGAGTGAAGTAACAATACTCAACGACTTGCATTTGTTGTTTGGAAATGTTAGGAGAAAGAAATGAGTAAGAAGTATTACACATCACAAGAGTTGATTGACAAAATTGAAGAAGGCTGGGAAACCGAAGAAGAACTCAAAGAAATATTTGAGTTTGTAGATAAAGCCAAAATGACGGATGAAGAACTTGAGAAGTTTCAATTATCCGGATATGCAGATTATATATACGATGCATACCAACCATAACAAATGATTAAAGCACTCTAGCAAATAGGGTGCTTTTTTAATGCACATGAGAGAAAAAGGAAGTGAGAATATGCAAAAGACAGAGAACTATGGTTTGAATAAACCGGAAAGCACTGATTTTTATGATGTTGAAGATTGGAACAGCAATATGGACATGATTGACGAAATACTCAAAGAGCTGGAATCAGCAGGCGGTCAATCAGCAGCACTGGAACAGCATTTAGCTGATACAAATAATCCGCACGCTGTAACAAAGTCGCAGGTGGGATTGAGTAATGTGCCGAATGTAAGCACAAACAATCAGACACCTACTTATGCAGTTCCGCAGGAAGCATCTAATTTGGAATCCGGAGAGAAGTTGAGCGTTGCAATGGGTAAAATGGCAAGGTTTATCTTAGATAATATGTCAAAGGTTGCTGATGCAGTTCTTCCTGCCGGAGAAATAGCCTTGTCTTTTACAGATGATAGTTTCAATGCAAATACAATTATCGTGAGCATTCATGCTGATAAGATTGGTGTGCGATATGTGGATATTCAGCAGGAAGGAAACACTATCACAATTGTATTTGAGGAGCAGGAAACAGATATTAACGTGAAAGTGAGGTTCATGTGATGTTTACGAAAGTAGTTAGTGCAGAAGAATTGGGTATGCCTCAGAAGAAATTATTGTGGGAAAATCCAAATCCTACTACCTCTTTTTCAAATCAAGATGTGTATATAGAAGGGTTAAGCGAATATAAATATATCGTAATAGAGTGTATTCATCATCAAAGTTGGTACAACACTACAAATGATAAGCAACCTGCAAGATTTAGTACATTTTTAGAAAATTTTACCGAATCGACTGCAACTCAGTATATATTTACTGGTCACGCAAATCATCCTTCCACTAAAGAATATCATTATAGAGGGGTATCAAGAAGTAAGGATACTCTAAGTTTTGTGGATGCCAGTTCCGGTGCATACACCATACCGGTAGCTATTTATGGTTATCCAGAATAAGGGGGTGTAAAAATGGCTTTTTATGAATGTAGTAGGAAGGAAAATACCAAAAAGAAAAGGTTGATGTATTTCAAACATCCTTGGAATGGTACTCTCAATCCAGCAGGTGTAGCTGGAAATAACCTTATATCTTATGACGCTAGTATTTTGCCTAATTATCAAAAATTAACTGTGGATAATTTTGAGTTTTTAATTAAGAGTGTTAAAGGACAAGGTGAAAACTCTGGTGTTAGTGGATATAAATCTGAATTTTCTAAGACGTATGACCCTAATACCGGTATTTTCACCATGAAAACAACCGGTACTGTTTCTGGGTATTGGGTTGGTATTAGTGAAATAGAAGGTTATCTATATTTGGTAGAACCTATGGAAGAAGAGATTTTGCCGATAAAATGTTCGCTTTCAAATACAATTTCTAATACTTCTACCACTGGTGGAATAAAATGGGTGAATAGTTACGTAGTTGATGGTTCTCATACAAAATTTTATCTTAAAGATGTGGTAATTGGTACATCGTCAAATGAAAATTATAACTATTTTAAAGTTATAGCAATCAATAGTAATGGGGCTTCGTTAGGGGATTTAATAGTAGCAAAATATTCAGATTTACACTTAAATGAATATGTGGATATACCAGAAGGTACAACATACCTTCGTGCACAGATTCAAATATATTCAAGCAGTTCCATAACCACAAGTGGTTCATTTATTGTGGAGTAGGTAGAACAATTCAATATCAATAATTAAGGTCATTTTACCGGAATCGGTGGGGTGGTCTTTTTTATATTTATCGTCTTTTTGGTATTGCAGACGGAAAAGAACAAGACAAATGTTCGTGGACTGAACCACGTAAAAAATGTTTTTGAAGAAAAGGAGAATGTAACATGAAAAAAGAAGAAATTGTAGCATTGGGTGTGGCTGATGAAGAATTGGCAAAGAAGATTGCTGATGCATCGGCAGAAGAGTTGAAAGGATTTATTCCAAAAGCACGTTTTGATGAAGTGAACGATGCCAAAAAGAAAGCAGAGGAACTTGTTGAGGAACGTGATAAACAGTTGGATGATTTAAAGAAATCCACCGGAGATGCGGAAGCGTTGCAGAAACAGATTGCAGATTTGCAGGATGCCAACAAAGCTGCTGCAAAAGAATATGAAGCTAATCTGAAAAAAGTAAAACGTGAATCCATCGACAATCAGTTGCTTGCGGAAGCAAATGCAAAGAATCCAAAAGCGGTTGCAGCGTTGTTAGATCCATTGGATGACAAACTGGATGATGATGCCTACAAAGCAGAAAGATTAAAACAGCTTGAAGTTCTCACGAAAGCGGAGGATTCAAGTTTTTTGTTTGCTTCAAACATTCCAAATGTGAAAGGTATGCAGCCGGGCAAAGGTAAAGATGGGGCAGGAAACGATGTGGATTTTTCAAAAATGAATTATGAGCAGTTAAGTGCTTATCTTGCAGAAAATCCCGATGCGAAAATTTCATAATAAATTAAGAAAAGGAAGGTAAAAAATTATGCCAAACACAAAATTTGATTCAAAATCTTTTAACGCAGAAGCGTTCAAGTATCTTGTGGACAGAGTTCCCAACTTGAAAACAAACGAAATGAGAAAGTCCAGAGCATTAGCTCCCAACGCTGACATTCGTAACGTACTTTCTTCTCAGAATGGTACTGAGTATGCACGTCTTGCTATGCGTGGCCTTTTGGATGGAGAAGCAGTAAACTACGATGGTCAGACAGACATCACAGCAACCAGCACAAAGACATTTGAGCGTGGTGTTGTCGTTGTTGGTCGTGCAAAAGCATGGGTAGAGAAAGACTTCTCTTATGACATCACTGGTGGTGTTGACTTCATGGACAACGTATCTGCACAGGTTGCAGAATACAAAGAAGGATTAGACCAGAACACTCTTCTGGCAGTTCTCAATGGTATTTTCGGTATGACAGATACAAAGAGTGCTGAGTTCGTTGACAAGCACACTTCTGACATTTCCGATGTTGGAGAAGGTGTTATGACACCGACAACTTTGAACAGTGCTACAAACAAAGCTTGCGGTGCTAACAAGAAGAAATTCAGTCTTGTATTCATGCATTCTGATGTTGCTACAAACCTTGAAAACTTGCAGCTTCTTGAATACTTGAAGTACACTGATGCTTCCGGCATTACCAGAGATTTAGCAATTGCTACATGGAGTGGTAAGCTGGTAATCGTTGACGATTATCTTCCTACCGAGGAAGTTCCTGAAACTGCAAGTGGTGCAGGAGATGGTTATACAAAGTACACCACATACGTTCTTGGTGATGGTGCTATTGACTTTGAAGATGTTGGTGTTAAGGTTGCATACGAAATGGACAGAGACCCTGCAAAGAATGGTGGCGAGGATACACTTTACATGAGACAGCGTAAAGTATTCGCACCTAAGGGCATTTCCTATGAGAAAAAGCAGCAGGCTTCTTTATCTCCTACGGATGCAGAGCTTGCAGATGGTAGAAACTGGACTTTGGTACATTCCGGAGAATCCACTGCATCTCAGAGAAGCTATATCAACCACAAAGCGATTCCCATTGCGAGAATCATCTCACGTGGCTAATGAAACTTGGGGCAAGGGCAGAAATGCTCTTGCCTTAATTTGTAGGTGGTAAATATGGAAAAAGCAAAAATTATTGAAAGATTGAGGTCTTTCGGTTATGAATACGATGAAAGTTCGGATTCTTTTTCACTTGAGTTCGCAATAGAAAGAGTTACAAATCACATTTTAAATGAAATCAATTGCGAAGAAATACCGGACAGATTGATTCCAATTGCTATCGACATGGTTTGTGGTGAGTTTTTAAAAATTCAAAAAGCGTTCAGAAAAATTGATGATATTGCGTTTGAACAGATTGCCAACAACATTAGATTAGGAGATGCAAATGTTCAGTTTGTAACCGAATCAACTCCGGAGCAGAAATTTGATGCCGCTGTTGACTATTTGTTGAGTGGATATGAAAGTGATTTTGCATGTTTTAGAAAGATGGTGTGGTAAATGTCAGTGATGAATGTAATGAGAAAAGCCATAGAATCTATGTATATTGGAGTTTGTGATGTTGTTGAACATCAAAAGGTTACTGACCCATTGACAAAGAAAACTGGTTTTGAAGAAGTTCCGGTTATTCTTGCACAACCTTGCAGAGTGTCTTTCAAAACAAGTAGCAGTTCTGGGGATGGTAATGCTTCTGCAATAACGCAGGAAATCAAATTGTTCGTATCTCCGGACATCACTATAAAAGAGGGCAGTAAAATCAATGTAACTCAAAATGGTGTAAAAACTTCGTATTCCAATTCCGGAGTACCTGCACGATATGAGACACATCAAGAAATCACATTGAAATTGTTCGATAGGTGGGCATAATATGGGAAAACGATGGGGAAAAGTCGATTATCGAGAATTAAAAGCTCTTAGAGACAGATTGGAGCAATTTCAGAAAGTCGATATGGAGAATTTTTGTTCTAAAATGGCCAAAGAGATTGCAGCAAGATTGTTGCGAAGAGTGAAACAAAGAACTCCAGTTGGTCAGTATGAAGTCATTACTTACACGAAAAAGGATGGTTCTACTGTTTCTTTTAATGAAGGTAAACAAGGTGGCACATTACGAAACAATTGGAAAATAAAAAATACTGTAACTAAGAAAGGTGTCGTGTACGAAATTGAAATTTTCAATCCTATCGAATACGCATCCTATGTGGAATATGGCCATCGTCAGCAAGTAGGGCGATTCGTTCCGCAAATTGGTAAGCGTTTGAAATCCGGATGGGTGGAAGGACAGTTCATGTTGAAGATTTCTGAGGAAGAGATTCAAGCAATAGCTCCAAAGCTTTTAGAAAAGAGATTAAATGAGGAATTGAGGAAGTTGTTCAATGCTTAATGAAATTGTAAATGGTATTTCAATAAAATTGAATAGTATTTTCGGAGATGGTTATGAGATTTACACTGACGATGTGGAGCAAGGCTTGGAAGAGCCTTGTTTTTTTATTAAGTCTCTTGTGGTAATCAATAAACCACTTCTGGGAAAACGTAAGCAAAGAACGTATCCGTTTGACATCACTTATTTTCCGCAAGCTGGGAATGAGGAAATGATGGAAGTATCGGAAAAAGCATTAGAGGGATTGGAATATATCACTTTAATAAACGGAGATTTGTTGCGTGGTTCTTCTTTGGAAGCAGAAATTGTGGATGGAGTTCTTCATGTATCCGTCAATTTCAATGTGATTTTGAATGATACGACCAGAGATGATTCGATGGGAAATGTTATTACCGACATCAATACGAAAGGAGCAGGAAATGGCAACTAAAAAGAAAGAAACTGAAACACCAGTTGTTCAGCAGCCGGATGTTGTCAGATATAGAGGTTCTCAGCTTTTAAAAATGAGTAAATACAACTCAAGAGAAGCGAGAGTGTGTATCAAGAAAAGTGAGCTTTATTCGTTTGAAGAAGCGGATAAGCTCGTTTCTAATTTTATGAAAAAGAAAGGATGATTGAATTATGTTAGGTGGTGGAACATTCGTTACACAGAACAAGGTTTTGCCGGGTGCATACATCAATTTTGTTAGTGCATCTGGAATCAGTTCAAACCTCGGAGAGCGTGGTTATGTGGCTTTGGCATTGCCATTGCCATGGGGTAAAGATGGAGAAATTTTCACTGTTACTGCTGATGATTTCAGAAAGAAAACCTTAGAGATTTTTGGATTCACTTATGATTCCGATGCTGCAAAAGGATTGCGTGATTTGTTCAAGAACATCACGACATTGTATTGCTATAAGCTGATGAATGGTGGCGATTATGCAACCAATTCCATTTCAAAAGCAAAATACAAAGGTTCTGCTGGTGCAAAGCTTTCAACGGAAATTCTCAATGGAACTGCAACCGGTACTTATGATGTCAATGTTTATTTTGAAACATCATTGGTTTACACCGTTACTGTTTCCACAGTAGAAGAATTGTTGGCAGACGAAAATCCTTGGGTTACATGGACAATCAGCACAATTACTGCTACGGATAGAGCATTTCTTACCGGAACAGATTTGGATGGTTCTGCTGTCACTGCAACAGAACATTCTGCGTTTTTGAACGCTGCACAAGCGTATTCATTTAACGCAATGGCTTGTCTGTCCACTGAGGATGCTATCAAAGAGCTTTATGTGCAGGAAGTTAAAGACATGCGAGACAACGCAGGTATCAAATATCAGTTGGTTGTATTCAATAAGGCTGCTGATTATGAAGGTGTTGTCAATGTAAAGAACAGTGTGGATGCTGTTTATTGGGCAACCGGAGCGATTGCAGGATGTGCGGTAAATGCTTCTAACACGAATAAAACGTATAACGGAGAATACGTCATTCCCACTGCTTATACGAAAGCTGAACTTGAAGAAGCAATTAAGGGTGGAGAATTTGTTTTCCACAAAGTTGGAGATGAAGTCAGAGTGCTTGAGGATATTAACTCTCTTGTCACAACTTCTGCTGAAAAAGGGGAAGATTTCAAATCCAATCAGACTATCAGAGTTATCGACCAGATTGCTATGGACATTGCGAAGATTTTCAATGACAAATATCTTGGCAAAATTCCCAACGATGCTTCCGGTAGAGTTTCCCTTTGGAACGACATTGTGAAACATCATCAAGAATTGCAGAATATCAGAGCGATTGAAGATTTCAATGCAGACGATGTGGCAATTCAGCAGGGAGATAACAAAAAGTCAGTTGTTGTTACCGATGCGATTACAATTGTAAACGCAATGAGCCAGCTTTATATGAGCGTTGTTGTTGCGTAAAGAAAGGAGTAATGAGATATGGCAGGAAATACAATGAATGCTAGAGATGCAGTGAGTGCTTCTTTGGCAGAATGTTTTGTTACCATTGATGGTGTTAGATACAACTTCATGCAGTGTATCAACTTGGAAGCAAGTTTTGAAAAGACGAAAACCGAAGTGCCTATTTTGGGTAGAACCGGAAAAGGTAACAAGTCCACTGGTTGGGCAGGTAGCGGCTCAGCTACTTTCCATTACAACACCAGTATTTTCAGAATGTTGATGCTCCGATACAAAAATACCGGAGAAGACATTTATTTTGACATTCAAGTAACCAACGAAGACCCTACTTCCAGCGTAGGTCGTCAGACAGTTATCTTGAAAGATTGCAACATTGATGGTGGTATCTTAACCAGATTTGATGCCGATGCAGATTATTTGGATGAAGATATGGACTTCACATTTGAAGATTTTGAAATTCCGGAAACATTTTCATTGTTAGCAGGAATGTAAAAACACTGGGGAGAATAGGACAACGTATCCGACAAGGTGTAAACCTCCAACACTTTTCTCCCTTTTTTTCGGAGGATTCATAGAAAGAGAGGAATATGAAATATGAGTAATTTGACATGCTTTTTGGCAGGAAACGTAGAAAAAAGAGAAAACAAAAAGATTGTGGTGAGCAATCGTTTTAAAGATAAAGATGGAAAACCAGTAGAATGGGAAATCAGATCCATTAGTGCAGAAGAAGATGAAGCGTTGAGAAAATCTTGCACAAAGAGAATTCCGGTTGTAGGAAAGAGAAATCAGTTTACGCAGGATTTTGACAGCAATGGTTATCTTGCGAAATTAGCTGCAAAGGCAATTGTATTTCCGGATTTAAACAACGCAGAATTGCAGAACTCTTATGGAGTAATGGGTGCTGAACAGTTGATTAAAACTATGCTTTACAAAGATGAATTTGATAAATTAACAGAATCCCTTGTAACTCAAACTGATTCTGATGATGTAAATGAGTTGATTGATGAAGCAAAAAACTAATAAATGAAGGTGATAGTGAGAGTAATTTTGCTTACTATTGCCTTCATAAATTGCATTGGAAACCTTCTGAGTTTGATGCTTTACCGATTAGGGAAAAGGCATTTGTCGTTGCTGCTATTCAAATCAAAATGGAGCATGACAGAAAAGAACAGAAAAAGGCAAAAAAGCCGAGTAGGCGAAAAAGAAAGTAGGTGATTATGTGTCTGGAATAAATTCAACAGTACGAATAAATGACGGAATGTCACCTGCGTTAAAAAGCATGAACAAGGCACTGAACATAGTGCTGAATAGTTTTGAATCATTGCAAGCTGCATCCGGTAATTCCATTGATGTTGCTGACATTGTGGATGCAAGAAATGAATTGTCTAATGCAGCAATCGCAGTGAGCAGATTGGAAGATGAATTAAAGGGTGCTGAAAATGCACAAGAGAATTTTACCAAAGAAGTAAATGAAAGTGAATCTGCAATGTCCGGTCTTGTTGGAAAGGTTGCAGGATTGGTAGCAGGATACGCTTCTTTGCAAACTGTAATGTCTGCAATCAATTTGTCAGACCAAATTACTCAGACGGAATCACGATTAAATTTGATTGTCGATGAAGAATCTGGGGAATCGGTTGATGAATTGACACAAAAAATTATGGATTCTGCTAATCGTTCCAGAGCAAGTTATCTTGACACTGCCAGTGTGGTGGCATCATTTGCTCAGAGAGCAGGGGATTCTTTTGAAAGTAACGATGAAGTAATTGCTTTTGCGGAAACATTGAACAAAATGTATGTTATTGCAGGGGCATCGGCTGAGGAACAATCATCCTCAATGTTACAGCTCACACAAGCACTAGGTTCTGGTGTATTACGTGGTGAAGAGTTCAATGCAGTCTTTGAAGCAGCTCCGAACATCATGCAATCGGTAGCTGATTATATGAATGTTCCGATAGGACAGTTGCGAGATATGGCAGCAGAAGGACAAATTACAGCAGACATCGTTAAGAATGCCATTTTTGCATCGGCAGAATCGGTAAATGCTGATTTTGAATCTATGAACATGACTTGGGCACAAAACATGACGTTGTTTAAGAATCAAGCAATTCAAGCCTTTGACCCAGTTTTGAGAAAAATAAATGAACTTGCCAACAATAAGAATGTTCAGAATTTTGTCGCAGGAGTTGGTAATGCATTGGCATTAGTCGCAAATTTTGTACTCATAATATTTGAATTGGTGGCGAGCGTTGGTTCGTTTATTTATGAAAATTGGTCATTGATTGAACCTCTTATCATTGCCGCTGCGGTAGCACTTGGAATATATACTGGTGCTTTGATTGCTTATAACGCAGCACAAATGATTAGCAATGGATTGCAGGCAATAGCAACGATGCGAGAAACTGTTCACGCAGCAGCGTTGGCAATGTCAACCGGAGCTACATTCTCAGCGACAGCGGCACAATACGGATTCAATGCGGCTTTATTGGCTTGTCCAATTACTTGGATTTTGCTCATTATTATTGCGATTATTGCAGCAATCTATTTGATTGTGGCGGCCATTAACAAAGTGACTGGTTCTACACTGTCAGCAACCGGAATTATCTTTGGTGCGATTTCAACAGCATTCGCAGCCATTTGGAATGTAATTCTCGGATTTGTCAGCTTTTTCATTGGTATTGGAGTGAATCTGTATAATTTGATAGGCACATTTGCGAATTTCTTTGCCAATGTATTTAATGATCCAGTGGGTGCAATTGTGAATTTGTTTGCCGGATTATTTGATTATATTTTGGGCATCGTAGAAGCTGCGGCAGAAGCCATTGATTTGGTACTCGGAACTGATTTATCAAGTCAAGTTGCCGCTTTCAGAGATGATGTTGATAGTGCGGTGGCTGATATAGTCGGGGAGCAAACAGTTGTTATGGAGCAAGCAAGTCAAGAAGATGTTCTTGCCACTTTAGGATTAAGTGATTTCAGAATTGATTATGGTGATGCTTGGGAAGCAGGTTATTCAGCAGGAGAAAGCGTTGATGAAGCACTTGGAAACTTGTCATTGGATAGTCTAATGAATACAGCATCAGATACAGTTGCAGGTCTTGAAGATATATCCGGTGGAATTGGAGATATTGCAGAAGATACTGGTTCTATTTCTGATAACATGGAAATGAGCGAGGAAGATTTGAGATACCTCAGAGACATTGCAGAACAAGAAACCATCAACAGATTTACGACTGCTGAAATACGAATTGACATGCAGAATAACAACACAATTGGTTCTAACATGGACATTGATGGTGTTGTAACACAACTCGAAGAGAGATTGTATGAATCTATGGAAATTGCAGCGGAAGGAGCGTATTAAAAAATGTCATACGATGTATATTTGGATAAGGTGCTTCTTCCGGTTGCACCATCAAAAATAAAAACCACTGTAAAAGATAAAAATAAATCAATTGAACTTATCAATGAGGGAGAAATAAACATCTTAAAAGAAGCAGGATTGACGGAATTATCATTTTCAGTGTTACTTCCAAATCAAAGGTATCCATTCGCAAAGTACGTGAATGGTTATAAAAATGCCGCATATTATCTAAACATTTTAGAGCAGTATAAAAAATCTAAAAAACCATTTAGATTGATTATAAGTAGAACGCTTCCTAATGGGAGCGTTCTTTTTTATACCAATTTGATGGTGTCTTTGGATAAGTACGACATTGAAGATAATGCAAAAGAAGGTTTTGATACAAAAGTAAATATAAATCTTACGCAGTATAAAGAGTTTGGAACAAAGACAGTCAAAGTATCTACCACGAGAAAAACACAAACCGCTTCTGCAAGCAACAGACCAGCCGGAGCAGGGGCAAACACAACCGGAACGACTTATACCATTGTGAGTGGGGATACTCTTTGGAATATCGCAAAGAAAAAAATGGGTAGTGGAGCAAAATGGACAACACTCTACAATACCAACAAAACGGTCATTGAAAATGCTGCAAGGGCGAGAGGAAAAGCATCTAGCAACAATGGCCATTGGATTTATCCGGGTACGATTTTAACGATTCCTTAAAGGAGAACAATATGAATGTTGAATTATGGATTATCAATGAAACAACAGCATATCAGCCAGCAATCGAAAGCGGAATAACTTGGGAAACGAGCAGATTTGGGGAACCCGGTATTTTAAAATTTGATTGCATAAAAGATGATAAATTGAACATCACAGAAGGTAATGCAGTAAAACTCATTGTTGACAAAACTAATGTATTTTTCGGATTCATATTCAGTATTTCCGGTGACAAAACGAATAAGATTCAAGTCACTGCATACGACCAATTGAGATACCTCAAAAACAAAGATTCCTATGTTTATATCAATAAGCGAGCAGACCAAGTTATTTCTATGATTGCTGGGGATTTTGCCTTGAATGTGGGAAGTCTTGCGAATACTGGTTATGTTATATCTGCAAAGGTGGAAGATAACAAAACGCTGTTTGATGTGATTCAAAATGCCTTAGATGATACCTTGCGAAATACAAACAGATTGTATGTGTTTTATGACGATTTTGGAAAGTTGACGTTGAAAAACTCAGAAGATATGTTGCTGAATCTTCTAATAGATGAAGATACTGCACAAAACATATCGCATGCATCCAGCATCAACGACCAAACGTATAATCAGATTAAATTGACGTATGACAATGATGAAACTGGAAAAAGAGAAGTCTATATGGCAAAGGATTCTACCAACATAAACAAGTGGGGTGTGTTGCAATATTATGAATCAGTGGATAATCCGCAAGGTGCAGCAGCGAAAGCAGATTCATTATTGAAACTTTACAATGCGAAAACAAAAAATCTCAAAATCAGTGGTGCTTTTGGGGATTTGAGAGTGAGAGCAGGAACGTCTGTTGTTGTGAGTTTGAACGTGGGAGAATCAAAACTTTCCAACTATATGCTGGTGGAAAAGGTCAAGCATACGTTTGAAAACAATCTACACACAATGGACATGACGTTGAGAGGTGGTGAGTTCATTGCCTAGTATGAATTTAATTCAAATTATTAAAAAAGCTGCGGTAGAAGCAGTGGAAGCATCGAATCCGACAAAGATTTTGTACGGAACAGTCGTAAATTCAACTCCCAGCATCAAAATAGACCAGAAATTCACTATAACCAAAGAATTTATTGTGATTACGGAAAGAATGAAAAGCATGAATTTGGTTGCAGGGGATAAAGTTATCTTATTACAAGAACAAGGTGGGCAGAAGTATATCGTTTTAGACAAGGTAGGTGGTTGATATGATTCCGGTAATCAATGAACAGTTTTTGCAGGATTTCAGTGAAACCGAAATTCCATCCAAAGATTATGGATTGGATATTTCCAATGAGAAAATCAATGGAACTGTGGAAGATTTGGAGCAATTGAAACAAACTATTTATTTCATTTTGAATACTGAGCGTTATGAACATTTGATTTATTCGTGGAATTATGGTGTGGAATTTGTTGATTTAATCGGTCAACCATTTTCTTACGTTGTACCGGAACTGGAAAGAAGAATAACGGAAGCATTGGTTCAAGATGAAAGAATAACTGCTGTTTCAGATTTTGCTTTTGAGAAGATAAAAAACAAAGTTCACGTGACATTTGTTGTTTCAACAATATTTGGAAATATAGAAAGTGAGGTGGATGTAAATGTATGAGAATGAAACCTATGAGGTTATTTTGGATAGGATTCTGGCAAGAATGCCATCCTCAATGGATGTAAGGGAATCATCTTTCTTATACAATGCTTCTGCACCAATTGCGGTTGAGTTGCAGAATATGTATTTGGCACTGGATAACATTCTCAATATCACATTCTTTGACACTTCCGATAGAGAAGGGAAATTGCAACGATGCAAAGAACGTGGTATAGATACAAGTCAGTTTGATGCCACACAATCCATTTGTGTATTAGAAACAAGTCCTGCAAGCGTTGATATACCGGTAGGAACTAGATTTAATTACAATGACATCAATTTTGCGGTCACAGAAAAGATGGGTGATGGATTATATCGTGTTAAATGCGAATCATACGGAACTTCCGGAAACGTCACCGGAGAAGTGACACCGATTGATTACATCAATGGTTTAGAATCCTCAGTAATAACTGGCATTTTCCAGTGGGGAGAAGATGAAGCGGATGTATCTCTTATTGATGAAGCCTTTTATTCCTCACTTAATTCGCAGGCCTTTGGTGGTAATCGTGCAGATTACATCGAAAAAACAAAGAAAATTGCAGGTGTTGGTGGTGTAAAAGTGTATTCAGCAGGAGAATGGAATGGTGGTGGTACAGTAAGACTTGTATTCACAACGAGTTCTTATACCAAACCTACGGATGCTTTCGTTGATTCTATTCAAACACAAATAGATCCATTGACAAATCAAGGTGCTGGATATGGTATCGCTCCAATAGGTCACATTGTAACTGTGGAAGGTGTGACGGAAGAGAGTGTAAATATTTCAATGTCATTGACGTTAGAAAGTGGATATACGTGGGAAGATGTTTCCGGCTATGTTGAGCAAACAATTGACGATTATTTTGCAGACCTAAACGCAGAATGGGAAGATTCCAGCAATCTGATTGTTAGAATCTCGCAAATTGAAACTCGTATTCTTGACGTTGCAGGAATCATTGATATATCCGGCACAAAGCTCAATGGTTCGGAAAACAATCTGACTGTTGATAAAGATTCCATAGTAGTAAGGGGGTCTATAAATGCCACAACCTAATATTCTTGAGTATTTACCAAACGTCATTAAAGAAGTCAAAGAGATGCAAATTCATGCAGCAGCAGAACATCCGGAACTTTCTAATTTGTGGACTGCCAACGACAATGCGTATAACGACCAATTTCTATACAGTATGAGTGAGAACGGAATCAAGCGTTGGGAAAAGATGTTGAAAATCTCTCCAATGGGAACGGATACACTGGAAGATAGACGTTTTAGAATTATCAATCGTTTGAACGCTCAACTTCCATACACATACAGAATGTTGGAATCGCATTTAATTCAAATGTGTGGACAGAATGGCTACACAATGAATTATGATGCAGATGCTTTGACTTTGACTATTAAAATAGCATTGACATCCAAAAAGCAGTATGACGAGATTTTGTCATTGGTAAATCAGATGATTCCAATGAATATTGTTTTGGATTATGATTTGCTATACAATTCACATTCTGTATTGAGTGTGTTTACTCATGGACAATTGTCAAATTACACTTATGGAGCATTGCGGAACGAAGTAATCAGTTAAAAAGAAAGGAAATGTAAAATGAGAAATTCAACGAATTATTCTCTTTTACTTCCAGATGAAGCTGATTTTTATAGTGTTGAAGATATGAATAACAACACTGAAATCATTGATGAACGAATGAAAAGCAATGAAAATGCAGTAAATGCAGTGACAAGTAATCACAATGCACATGCTGCAAACAAATCAAACCCACATGGGGTTACAAAGTCGCAAATAGGTCTTTCCAATGTGCCTAATGTTGCGACAAATAACCAAACTCCCACTTACACTGAACCCACAACTCTTTCAGCATTGACGAGTGGGGAAGTGTTATCTACTGCCTTTGGGAAGCTCGCAAAGGCGGTTTCTAGCCTTATTTCACACATGGGCAATAAAAGTAATCCCCATGCAGTTACGAAGGCTCAGATTGGACTTGGGAGCGTTGAGAACACATCTGATGCGAACAAACCAATAAGCACTGCCACACAAAATGCATTGAATCTAAAAGCAGACGGAAGTTTGTTGCACAACAGAATCCCACAATATTTCAATGTGAAAACGCAAGCGGAATTGGATGCTGTTATGAATGGGCATTCGACAAATCTAGCTATAAATACCTATTATAATTTCACATTGAGTGTGGCTGTTTCCGGTCTTTCTGTTTTGGGTGGAACTTACTACGTGGAAGGAATGAAAACCAGTGCTGATTACGAATGGCAGAGAATGACGAAATATCCCAATGGTGCAGATTTGCCGCAGTTGTTGATAATGGGTCGCTCAAAGTTCAATGGAGTTTGGGGTGTTTGGGAAAATATCGCAATGCAAAGTGAAATGAGCGTGTTGCAAGCCAATTTGAATACAAAGGTCGATAAAGTTTCCGGAAAAGCATTGTCAACAAACGATTATACGACTGCTGAAAAGACAAAACTCGCAGGAATTGCAGCAGGAGCACAAGTCAACACAATAACTGGTGTCAAAGGAAGTGCGGAAACTGCATACCGAACCGGACAAGTGAACATCACTGCTGCTAATATTGGTCTAGGCAATGTCAATAATACTGCTGATAGTGCAAAATCAGTGTTGTATGCAACGAATGCAGGCGGTGTTGCATGGGCAAATGTTACTGGCAAACCAGCGTCATATCCTGCATCAACCCACACTCACGATGATAGGTATTACACGGAAACAGAAGTCAACAATCTGCTGGAGCAAAAAGTTCATATCGGCTTGTTTGCAAATAACAGATTGTCGTTGCAGTGGGTTGATTCCACTAGTAAATTGAAAGCGTTTATAGATGGGGTGGAGATAGGTAATGTAACCATAGTCAAAGACTAAAGATAGATATTAGAAAGTCACTTCTTATAGAGGTGGCTTTTTTAATATATAAAAAATACAAAAGAAAGGGCAAACAGTATGGACGGAGTAATTGCAGCAATAGTATCGGCAGCAGGTGCGGTGTTAGTAAGTCTTATCAATAGTCATTATCAATCCAATGCGACAAGGAAATTGATAGAGTACAAGATTGATGAACTCACAAAACGAGTTGACAAGCATAATAACGTCATTGAACGTACCTACAAACTTGAAGAATTGACCGCACTTCAAGAAGAAAAAATCAAAGTCGCAAATCACAGAATTGATGATTTAGAAAGGAAAGGGTGAGAATTATGGAAATCTTATTGCAGAATATGAGTTTGTTATTGTCAGTGATTGGAGGTCTTGCGTTTATGGTGTCTGTAATTACGCAAGTGTTTAAGGGTGTAGGAGTATTATCTAAAATTCCTACTGACATTCTTGTGTTTATCTTATCCATAGGTCTTACAGTGACAGCATTCGTAGCGTACATGCAGTATGCTCAGCAGTCAATTGTCTGGTATATGGTGGTGGCATCTATAATGGCAGGATTCATTGTTGCATTCGTTGCAATGTATGGATGGGAAAAAGCATCTGAATTGTGGTTGAGATTCAATAAAAAGGAGTGATAAGTGATGTCATATAAATTCAAAACAAACCTTGCGAATCGTGCCAATTATGGAAAGGCAAGGGCTTTGTCAGATATTAAGTTCATTGTGCTTCATTACACCGGAAACGATGGGGATACCGATGAAAACAACGGAAAGTATTTCAAAAACAACATTGTAAAGGCATCTGCACATTATTTTGTGGACGATGATTCCATTACGCAATCTGTACCAGATGATTATGTGGCATATTCCGTTGGTGGAAGTCGATATTCCAATTATAAATCAACTGGTGGTGCTTCCTTCTATGGTGTGGCAACAAATTCAAATACACTAAATATTGAATTGTGTGATGATGTGAAGAATGGCAAGGTGTATCCATCCGCAGGATGTATCGCCAATGCAATAGAACTTGTGAAAACAAAAATGAAGCAGTACAACATTCCAGCATCCAATGTCATCCGTCACTTTGATGTAACTGGGAAATCATGTCCGGCATATTGGAGTGGCAATGCGGAAAAGAACGCTTTGTGGCAGACAGAATTTAAAAATCGTCTGACCGGAATCACAAAACCAATGACATCAGCAACACCAGTGACAGAAAATTATTCTCAGATCCAGTTCGTCAAAGACGTTCAAAGATGTATTGATGCGAAAGTGGATGGAATGGCTGGGAACGAAACATTGTCAAAGACAATCACAGTGTCAGCATTGAAAAATAAAAAGCATCCGGTTGTGAAATGCGTTCAGAAATATCTCAATTCACTTGGCTATAATTGTGGAACTGCTGACGGAATTGCAGGAGCAAAATTCAGTTGGGCAGTATTACAGTTCCAAAAAGCCAATGGTTGTGTAGCAGATGGAGAAATCACTGCAAAGGGTAAGACGTGGAAAAAGTTATTGGGAATGATTTAAAATTAGAAAAGGCAGGATTCGTTCCTGCCTTTTTTTTTATTCCAATTATTGACAAGTCAAAAAATTTGATTTAACATTTTGTTTGTCGAAAAATCATTGTGGGAGAAAAAAATGGAAAAGAAGAATAAAGGAATTAAAGTTTTTGCAATCATAATGGGATTATTTTTTATGGGTTGTGTTGGTGCAGCAGTCTTAATGGCAACCGGAACTATCAAAGTGCCAACTACTTCAAATGAATCAACAACAGAAGAAGTGTCGGAAGAATACTTTTACAAACCAGCGGTAGAAGAGTATATAACCACTTTTTTAGGTTTATCAAATCCTAATTTTTCAATGCTCAATTACAGAGAGTGGGATGATGGAGCTGGTTTCATTATGGTGGAGAATACATTTGAAATAGACAATGTTGAACACACTTACCTTGCGAGAGTTGGAAAAGACAATGTGATATACAAACTCACCATTGACGGAGAAGTTGTTTTTTCTGCGGATGCCGATGCTCTGATGGAATACATGGAGGAATATCCGGTAGAATAAAAAAAAGCACATTCTAAATGTGCTTTTTTCTTGCTCATATTAGTATTCTACATTCATTATACAAGCAGATGTTCTACCATCAATGAGTGTAACTGTTCCCATGCTGCTAGTGATTCTAACAATATCTTCGTCAGTTAAATCGGTCATATTTCCCTCTTCATCGGCAAGTCCTGCAATGATTATGTTTCCAACTATCATAGGTTGTTTATTAGTATCAAACATTGTAGGTATAGGTTGTTCTTTAAACAATCCTTCATCATCACAGATAATGTCATAATACTTGCCATTGATTTTACGTGCCACAATGTCAATGATGTCAACTTCCATCAATCTGTAATAATCTTCAAGCCCATTTGCCTGCACTTCGGTTGCGTTCATTCCTTTGATTAGTAATCCTCTCATTTTCTTTCCTCCTCTTTGTTTGCATTCATAAAATCTTCCATTGCTTCCAACATTCCGCATATAGGACAAATTTCAGTTTCGTTGTCACGTCTGCTGATTGCAGGTCTTTCTTCATAGGTTTTTCCACATTTAGGACAAGTTTTCATTTTAAATTTCCTCCATTACAATAATTTCAACATCTTCCGGGGAGCAATCCAAATCAACAGCGTAATCGTCACGTGCCATTGCTTCCGCATACTCAATGTTTTCAGCAGCATAGACAGCTTCCATTTCCACACCCAAATCCCTAATGATAATCAAAAAGTTTTTCATAGACTTACACCTCCTTCATCCATCCAAGTTTTCCGTCAGTGGTTTGTGTTCTTACAAACTCAACTGCTTCCTGCTCCGTAGGGAAAAATCGCATTTCCATTGGTTTCAATCCCCATTTTGTTTGTTTAAAATTAAACTCAACATAGAACTCCATAGATTTACCTCCAATCTTTTGAATCAATGTAGTCTGAAATTTCAACCA